CCTGGCACGGCCTGGCTACCCCCATATGTGGCCGCGCTGTCCCGTCGCTACCCAGGCGCGTCATTCGTCGCTGATGACGGCGGACCAACCAGGGCTATAACCGACGCTCTGAATGCACGTGACGATTTTCAGCCCTACAACCTTGAAATGCTGTCAATAAACGAACGCACCGTAGCTGACTCGAATTTCCTGCGCATGGTCCTGGAAACAAAAAACCTGAAGCATGACGGATCCCAACCGCTCAGGGACGCTATCGGCAACGTATCGACACGCGAGTACAACGGCACTCTGCGTTTCGACCGTGACCGTTCCCCCGCGCCCATCGCTGCCCTGATCGCTTCCTCAGTCGCCCTCTACGCAGCACAGCACCCCACGGCTATGCCCAGCGTGGCCGCCTGACAGCCCCTGACAGCCCCTGATAACGACATCCCGATAAACTAGACGGCCTGGCCTGCCCTGGGAAACACTTCCCGCATGGCATTCTTAACGCGCGCTCTTGAAGCAATCGGCATCAGCCGCGCTGACATCCCCAGCGCAGCGCATCCCGCGCTTTTCCCGCCCGCGCGCGCCGCCGCCCTCGCAGACCCCCGAGGCCTAACAGCCGTATACCGCGCTATCCAGGTCATCACCACCGCCGCCGCCCAGCTACCCATCCAGGTCGAGCGCGGCGGCCAAGTCATCGAAACCCCATCGCCTATCAGCTTCCTTGATCCCAGGATGACACGATCAACCTGGGTATCACACATGGTTACGAGCCTGGCCCTGCACGGCAACGCATATGCGCTGATCGAACGTGACCAGGCCGGTAAAATCGTTGCCCTGCGTCCCCTTAACCCGCGCTATGTCATGGTGACAGTAAACCGTGAAACGCATGGCCTAGTCTTCTATGTGGATGGGGAAACGAAGACAGCAAACGATGTCCTGCACGCCCACCTGCAGCCCCTGGTTGTATCCGAGCCTCTAGGCTTAGGCCCCCTACAGGCCGCGCGTATGGATCTCGAAGGCGCACGCCAAACCAGGGACTTTGCAGCCCAGTGGTTCGACGGCACCGGCTCCCCTACCGGCATTCTTTCGAGCCAAACGATACTGACCCCTGCAGCTACGAAGGCGGCCCGCAACGCCTGGAACGGCCTTGACGAAAACGGCAATAAGATCCCAGATGACGTGAACCCTTCACGAATCAAGGTCCTGTCTGGCTTTACCTATCAGCACCTGGGAATCAGCCCGAAAGACGCCCAGTGGATCGAGGCGCAGGAATTCTCAATTTTGCAAATCGCCCGGCTTTTCGGAATTCCCTCAACTTTGATGCTTGCGTCTCCTTCCGGCGGCTCAATGAGCTATTCGAATATCGAGCAAGACTGGCTATCCTTCACCAGGTTCACCCTGATGCAATACCTCAAGCCCCTCGAAGACGCGCTATCTGAATGCATTGTCCGTGGGCAACAGGTCCGTTTCAACCTGGAAGGCCTGCTGCGCTCGGATACGTCGACCAGGTACGGATCCTACGCAACCGCCCTAGATAAGGGCTTCCTGACCGTGAACGAAGTGCGCGCCCTGGAAGGCCGCCCACCCCTGCCCACCCCCATTGAAAGCGACACCACAGAATGACGATGCAGACACGCGAATACACGGCCCGCGCTGCCCTGGAAGACGGACGCACAATCACCGGCCTGGCCGTCCCTTACGACACGCCTACGCAGCTCGCCCCAGGCTTTTACGAAAAGATCGCACGCGGCGCAGTCGACCTGGCCGCCCGCCCCGCGCTTTTCTACCGGCACGGTGAACCCATCGGCGTTGTAACTGACCTGGTCGAAACAGACGCGGGCCTAGAGATCACCGCGCGGATCTCGGATACCAGCCAGGGCCGAGACGCTGCAACTCTCGCAGCAGACGGAGCAATCACAGCCCTAAGCATCGGCTTCTTTGAACGCGAATTCATTGACAGCCAGGACGAAAACGGAACCACACGCACACAAACAACCATCGACCTACGCGAAATCTCGCTAGTCCCCATCCCAGCATATGACCAGGCGCAAATCACCTCGGTTCGTGAACGAAAGGAACCCGCCCCCATGACCACCACTACCGCCCAGCCCGAAACCCTCACCCGCGCCCAAATGGACGAGACCATTACTGAGGTTACGCAGCCCCTGGCCGCGCGCCTGGCCGCCCTGGAAGCGCTCGGAACCACCCCAACCCCCGCCCAGGCAGAAACGCGCTCTGCAGGACAGCTGATCGCCGCTAGCGTCTCGGATCCCACGGCCCGCGCCGCCCTGGAAAACTACGCATTGCGCGCCGCCCCCTCAGTCACCACCACTGCAGACGCTCAATACTCTATGCCGAATTTCATCGGCGACCTGACCCGCATTATTAGCGTCGCTAACCCCCTCATGCAACTTTTCTCGACCGGTACCCTGCCCCCCACCGGCAACGTCTTGGAATTCACGCAGCTGAAGGAAAACACTCTGACCGTCACTGAGCAGGCAACCGAGGGCGCAACCCTTCCGGTAGGCAAGATCACTACCGAGATGATCGAGGCCGCCCGCGTAAAGACCTACGGCGGCGCAGCCACGATCAGCCGACAGGCTATCGACCGTTCCCCTGCGAACATCCTGGACCTGCAGCTGCGAGGCCTAGCCCTGGCCGCAGGCAAGCAGCTTGCAGCGGACTTTGCCACTCACTTCATGAACGCTGTCAAGACTCAGGAAGCAAAGGCAATCACGTCAGCTAAGGCTCTTAGCGCCTGGAAGTGGCAAGACATCCTGTCCATGCTCCTGGATGCGCACGCGAAGTACGAAGACAACGCTATGCAGGCTGATGGTCTGATCCTGGACCGGGCCACGTTCCAGGCCCTCGCAGGCATGACCGACAAGAACGACCGCCCAATTTTCCAGGTCTCGGGCAACACCGGCGCAAACACCGTGGGAACCGTTTCCGCATCTGGCCGCTACGCTGACCTGGACGGCCTGAAGGTCATCATGTCAACCGGCCTGACAACGACAGGCAACAGGATGGGTACCGGCGTTGTTGGTAGCTTCTACACTGCAGACGCGATCCGTACCTACGCTTCACCGGTTGTCTCCCTGCAGGACACGAACGCGCTCGACCTCACCGGCGCATTCTCGGTGTACTACTACGCCGCGTTCGCAACCGAGATCCCCTACGGCTTGGTGCCCCTGAAGGCCGCCGCGCTCTGACCATGAACGCTGATACCGTCGCCCAGCGCCTACAGCCTTTCATCGGCTTAGGCGCTGGGCAGGAACCCAAAACCGCATTTATCAACGAATGCGCAACCGAGGCCGTCGACATCATCGAGCACTACACCGTAGGCACGAAAGGCATCCCTGAAAGCGTGCTCATCAGGGCCGCTATCGAGGTAGCCGCAGACCTCTACCACCGGCGAACAGCTCGAAACGGCATCGCAGGTTTCGAGGACAGCGAATTAGGCGCGGCCCCGATGCGGATCAACCGAGACCCCCTGGCCGCTGCCCGGCCTATCCTGGCCCCGTTCTTAGGACCTGCAATCGCATGATCTCGACCTATAAAGAATCACAGGCCCTGGCAGACCTGCTCACGCAGTATCTGCCTGATGCATTCGTCACATTGGATGCAGACCAGGTGACACCTACCCTGCTCGACGGCACGCCCTGCGTATTCATCCCGCCGCCCAAGCTCACAGAAACCAGCGTGCCCGCCTACGTCCTGCGTTTCCAAATCGCTGTCATAGGCGCGCCCGTCGCTGACCAGGCCCAGGCCTGGCAAAAGGCAGACGCAATCCTGACCGTTCTAGATCAGTTGGATCTGATCGAAGACGCTGACCCTGTCCAATGGGACGGTGCGCAGTCAACCACCGCGCCCGCCTTCTCAGTCACCATCACCCGCCTAGCACAACACTAAGGAATTATCATGCCTGAACCCGCAAAGTCTGGAACCGCCCCCATTGCTCAGAGCCTCGGACCTGGAACCCTAAAATTCGGATCCGTGGGCAGTGAAATGGAATTTTCGAGCCGCGTACTGAAGACCGAATACTCTCCCGAGCTGAAGAAAGAATCAGCCGTAGAGATGCTGGACGGCTCTGTACATCAGCCCGAGGGAACCTGGGAAGGCAAGATCTCAGGCGAGTTTTACCAAGAGTACGGCTCACAGTCGCTGATCTCTTGGTGCATGAAGCACGCAGGGGAATTGCTGCCCTTTGAATTCCGGCCCCGCAACGATAGCCCGATGATTTTCAAGGGCAAGTGCGTTATTTCGCCTGTCAAAGTGGGTGGGGATCCCAAGAAGGAAAACACCACTAGCTTTGATTTCGAGTGCGTCGGCAAGCCCGAACTCACTGAAGGCTAACCAGGCGTGGACCTCACGCCCGAGCCTGTCAAGCGCGGCACAGTTGTCCAAATCGAAGGCGCGCGGGAACTGCGCAGGCAACTGCGTAAAGCCGAGGCAGACCTAAGCGATTTAAAAGACCTTCACCGGAAAATTGGTGAAATCGTCTTTTACGCCGCCAGGCCAAACAGCCCCAAGGGCAAACGCAAACCGCCCGCCTCTCGCAGCCGCCGCCTACATCAGACACTGCGCTACTTCCCGACCAGGACCAGCGTTCGCGTCATGGCAGGCTCAAAAGTAGTCCCCTACGCAATGGCAATTCACTGGGGACGCAAAGTTTTTCCCTCGCAGAAATCAACCTACAAGTACAAGCACCCCGCCCCATTTGAGGGGCGGCCCTGGATCAGGAAAGCAGCGGAAAAAACCGAGCCTGAATGGACCGCCCTATTTCAGACGGAAATTCAAAAGATCCTCGACAAGATCGAGGGACTAGGAAAGGAACCCCCAAATGCGTAAAGCAATGTCAACAGTCGAAATGGAAGACGGAACGATCTATGGCCCCGTGCGCATCCTCTACATTGACAAGCTGAAGTGCGAACGAGCAGCACGAAATAACGGCTGGAACATGCAGACCGACGAAATCACCCTGTCAGGTTTCCTGGCCTGGGCTGCGCTCACCCGCACCGGCGTAATCACCATGCCCTACGAGGAATTCGTGGAATCTATCGCAGATGTCATGACTGAAGTCCAGGACATCGACCACGAGGACCCTACGAAGGCGGCCTAATCAGCCTGGCCGCCCTAGCGATCCGAACGGGTATCCCAGCATCAGTGTGGCTTAGGGAAGATCCTCGGATCCTCGATTACGCGATAGAGCTATTGCAAGAAGGGCAAGAACACTAATGGGTAAACCGGCGATTCTCGCAATTAAGGTCCTTTCCGATACCAGGAAGGCGAAAAAGGGCCTGCAGGAAACCGAGCACGCTACTGGCCGCCTGATGGCCACGCTGGGCAAACTTGGTGGGATCGCCCTGGCCGGGGCGGCCGCTGCAGGCGGCGCCCTGGCCGCCCTCGCAATCACCGGAATCAAACAAGCCGCTGACCTAGAGCAATCTATCGGCGCGGTTGACACCGTTTTTAAAGGTGCTGCAGATCAGATGCACCGCTACGCTGCAGGCGCAGCCGAAACAATGGGCCTAACCGAAAACCAGTACAACGAATTGGCAACGGTGCTCGGAACCCAGCTAAAAAATGGTGGAACCGCTATTGACCAATTAGCCGATAAGACCAACGGCTTAATTGGCCTTGGTGCTGACCTGGCATCGATGTTTGGTGGGACCACGCCTGAGGCTGTCTCTGCCCTCACCTCTGCCCTGAAGGGCGAAAGGGATCCTATCGAAAGGTACGGCGTTAGCCTGAAACAGGCTCAGATCGACGCGAAAGCAGCTGAACTCGGTTTCGTTAAAGTTGGTGGCTCGCTCTCTAACGAGGCTAACCAGGCTGCCACGCTTGCACTGATTATGGAGCAGACCGCTGATGCGCACGGAAATTTCGCACGAGAAACTGACACCCTGGCAGGCCAGCAGGCTATCCTCTCTGCTCAGTGGGGTAATTTCACGACCTCAATAGGCAAGGCATTCCTGCCAATCCTCACCAAGGTAATGAGCGTCCTCACTGGTAGTCTGATGCCTGCGCTACGCGATTTTGGCAACTTTATTAGCGAA